CCTGCTTTATAGTTTGTTCCAGCATTACTTATATCAAAACTTGAAATAGAATCAACAAGCCATTCTTTATTTCCTGATTCTGATTCAATTTGAAACTCTTTGTCAAAAGTACCTTCAATATTAGTGGCAGTCAATTCAATTAGATTGTAACGACCACTATATAGATTACGAGCATTCTCTACATCAGCACGTGCATATTCAAATATACCAGGAAAGACTTCTTTCTCTTGTGTAATACGAGAGAAGTTGAATCCTTTTACATTACCATTTGAGTTTGTAACGATAAGCTTACTTTGATCTGTAATCCATGTGCCGTCTGATGTACGAAGAATATTATCCTTTGGAAGATAAAACTCGGTATCATTCTCATCAAACAGAACACTAAATAGAAACTTATATGAATAACGTGAGCCACGAGCTAAGTTAAAGTTCTTTGAGAATTTGATGAATAACTCTTTATCAAGTAACACATCTTCAGGAATACCTGTAAGATATTCCTTCTTCATGAATTCTACATATTCATCAAGGCTTTTCTGAAAGTCAAGATAAGACATGTGGTTCTTAATACGAGAATAAGGATTCTCCTCTTGATTAAGCCACTCATAATACGCCTCAATAAACTCAAAGAACTTTGGATAGTTCTCGAGAATATGAGACGGTATTTGCGATTTTAATGTGTCTGTTGTTAACTTCATCCAGTGAACAATCTCAATTTAGAGTAAGTTGTTTCATCTATCTCAATATATTTATTGTTGTAAACATATATGTTTGAATCTTTTGGTTTGGCATACATAATGAATGTTTTCGCATCTTGAGTCATGTTCAGAGTGAAATCAACCTCACCTTTGCTATAATCTACCGTACCAATTGTTTGTGACTGTTGAGCTCCCGATAGAGTGTAGTAGAGAACCACGTTACCAGATTCATCGTCTTTAATTACATAATCTGTTCCACCAAGAGCTGCACTAATATTTTCAATTAGCAATGAGCCTTCAACAATCGGATTCTTAAAATTGTAGTTATAGATTGGATCAGGAAATGTTAGCTTGTCCAATTCTTTCTTTAGTGTTACATCAAGATACAGACTTTCAATACCAGCGATATTCATAATGTCATCGATGAATCTTGAACGATTGAAATACTTATCAAAGTTCTTTAGGCGATTATTATTGAATGAATCAACGACCGATTGAATATCTGTCTGAAGTTGATTAAACGTCTTTGATGTCTTTGTTTTATCTAATGCGTATTGAATATTCAGATCAAGTTCTAATTTATCAGAATTTGAAATTTCTGATGTAACACTTCCAATACTAAAATCTTCTAGATATGATATGATCTCATTCTTAACAGCAGTTGTAAGATCTTCACCTTGATCAGATATGACACTAATGAATACAGAACCAAAGACAGGAGGATCATTCTTTTCACCACCCCACACTTTGATTGATCTAACAAAAGGAAACTCTTTTTTGATCAGAACACTATAGTCAGATTCACTAACTGCTCGATCTTGTGCTTGATATGACTTAGGAGCAAGGAATCGAATATCTTCAATGTTTTCTTGATCGTCTCCACCGTATCCTTTCTTAATAGTCGTAGCTTGAATATTAGAGAATCCACCAATCAATGAACCTGCAATAAACGTGGTTGCACCATTCGCATGTGTGTCTTCGGTATTGACATACTTCAAACTAATTGCTGAACCATCTGCTGGTTCTCTACTAATAACATTCTTACCAAAGTCTACTTCATATATTCCTCTGAAGTTTTCAGACAAGAAGTAGTAATCATCACCAAGATTGATATTTGAAATAGTTGTTGCATAATCAAATACATAATTCAGACCACTTTCAATACTTGATACTGTAAGTGTAGAAGTATCTACATTTTGATTAGGAATAACGATTGCGGTATTAGTAGTATGTGAAAATGAGTTAGCGATTAACTGACCCTGAAAGATTTCAACTCCGTCCACAACGTAATCATTATTTCCATCAAGAGTCATTGTATATGAATCTTTCGTAATGAACTGATATGATTGACCAGCAACATTAGAAAGAAACACGGTATTTGATGGAATGCTAATATTTGTCTCAAGATTAGACTTATCAGCTGGTATTACTTTTACATCAATGACTGCACGTGTTGCTGTACGTGATCGTGGAGTATATGAAAGCTTTTGTGCATGTGATACAACGTTGTTACGAAGCTGTGCTGATGCAATGAATGATTCGTTTGCAAGCATATTAGCAAGAAAAGAATCATAATGAGTATTTCTTACAAGAAGATCAACAATAGTGTTAAGAGTTGAACCTTCAAAGTTAAAGTCATCAAATTTACCAGTAGACTCAAGAAAAACAATGAGACTCTGTTTTAAATCTTCGTGATCAAATGACGTTACATTTAGTTCTTGTTTCATTTATCTTAACCGTCTTATTGGAATTACAACTGATCGTACTTCTGGATTGTTGAAGATGTTAAAGTAAAGCTCAACATTAATGACATTGCTTTCTTCTTGTTCAACAATGATCTGTACTATTTCTACATTAGGCTCAAAGTTTCTTAAAACTTGAATGATATTGTCTTTCATTGTCTGAGCTGTAAGAGGAGTGAACTGTTCAAATAGATTATCAGTAATGTTTGATCCAGTCTCTACATTGAATCCTCTTTCATAATAGTTTGTTAGAATAAGATTCTTCATAGACTGTTCAACCGAATGTCGTCCAGACTTAACTGACAGATCACCAGTTAATGGATGCGGTATGAAATTTAAGTCTATGTCGTTTCTCATATTTCTATTTATAACTCTTATTATAGTACTTTTTCGATAAACGGAGTTGGAACTGGCCCAGCGCCTGTTGGAATAATTTCAATGACTGTCCATGTGATTGTTGGTAGAGCAATTGCTTCTATGTTATCAATCAAAGTCTTCATAAGTGGTAATTGATATTCTGATGTTAATGATGCGGTGATTGCTGAAGCAAATGCTGATACTTGGGATGCTGCATCATTAGATACCGACTGAACAGCTATACCACCATGAGCAGGAATACCTGGAACGATTAGAACAGTTGCCCAATAATTTGCTAATGCTGTTGCAAAATCAATTACGGTATTTGAAAATGTTTTTAAATATGCTTCAATAATTCCAAGTTCTTGGGCACCGTGTACTGCACCTAATACTTCACCGGTTAATGAATACGTTTCATAAGCAGAAGCAAATGAATTTGGGAAATCGCCAATAGATGGTTTCACGACACCAGGAGCTGTCGTAATAGTAAGCCCACTAGCATCTATTGACATGTAAGCATTCATATCATCAATGAATGTTGTTGAAAATAATATTGGTTGTAATGCCATTATTGATTCGTATTCTTTTTAGAGTAAACGGCTCCACCTTTAGCACCAGTGCCAGGTTGAAAAGGACCTGAAGTACCAGTTGCAGCAGGTGAAGTTGGAAATCCTAAATTACCAATGTGATTATGTGTATTAAGCCAAGGCACGAGTTCTGATGTAATCCAAGTAGCAAGTTTATCACCAAGTACAGATGGCTCAATATCTGAATCTTCACCAAGTTGAATTTCAGGAGCTCTCAATGTTGACTTACTCTGAACATCAATTGTATTTGTGCCATCAATCTTAACATCATTATTACCTTTGATGTAAAGATCGTTCTTACCACCTATAAAGCCAGATGCATCTCCCTCAATACAGAAATAACCATCTCCTGCAATGATAGTGTATTCATCTTTGACGATCTTAATTACTTTTGATCCGTCTGGATGTATTTCTTCAAATGTACCCGACTTATGATATCTGTGTAACCTTTCAGCTCCTTCAGTATCATCTACTTCATTAATATGTCCTGACTCTGATTCATGAACATGATTCTTTTGATACTCGGCGGCGTATGGTGTCTCTGGTTCACTCCATGTTCCAGCCGTTGTTTCCACGTCAGTTCGAACATTGTCTCTTTTAGACTGCACGATAGTCTCTTCAATGTTAGCATTACGAGCTAATCTGTTGACGTCTGATTCATTGATAAGAATTGGATAGATTCCAGAAGGATCATTGAATCCTTGATCCGCTAATGCTTCTGATGTTGGCTTTCCTGTAATTGAACCAACAACAATACCTTCTTGTAGCTCTTCGCCCATGAAGTATCCAAAGACAGTCGATCCAGTTACATATCCAGTTGGGCTTTGACCAATGCCTGATGTTCCAGCTGAGTTAGGAGTGATGCAAGAAAACCACTTCAATGTATCAGATGGAATGAACGATTTGTTTTCAGTGTGAAATCCGTAACAACGAACTCTTACTCTACCGAGTTGTTCAGGATCATTGACATCTTCTATTACACCGAAGAATGGAAAGAATTGATCTAGTTTAATCATACTGTCTCGTAAGAATCTTTTTGAATCATAAGGGTCTGCATGTATTTATCACTGAGTAGCTGATGATGAACATACGTTATCAAATACTTGCCGCTTGATGTTTGTGGTGTCTGTTCTTGATCTTTATTCCACACAGGAAGATTTGCAATGCATGTAACACCTGCTCGTATAGATGAATCACCGAAGACAGAAACTTCAGCTCTCATAGTTGATATTTCAATGCGTTGCATTTTCTGTTTGGTTTTCTGATCTAACGAAATCGGGCTATTGCTCGTATTAACAATAGAGCCTTTTGATTCATACGATGTTTCAAGCTCTTTCTTATACGGAGATTCACCTAAGCTCTTTGCTCGATTATAGAACTTTGCTTTGTCATATTCAGTTTTGCTTAACGATTTTGAAAACAGGTCAAAGCGATAAGATGTAACACCGTGTTGCCCTTCCATGATTCGATCAAGATACGAATTTTCGTCTAGAATTTTTACATCCTGAAATGTATTAGCTGATTCTTCAGCTCTTTGATCAACATTATCAAACATACCACGATTTCTTGACTTGTATTCGATCACAGGTTCTTGAGCATACAAAGACTGAAGCGGTTTATAATTGAATTGCAGGTTGTCTTCGTAAAAGTAATATCCAACATCATTAGTCTTGCTGTATGATTCTTTAGAAAGGATCGAGATGGCTTGTAATGGATTGAACCATCCAAAGACATATGTATAAACAACAGAAGTATCAACAACCTCTAGCATCTTCTCAGAGGCTTTAATGCGATTGAATATTTTCTTAACAATTTCAGACTGCGTATCTTCGTAAGATCTCTGAACAACCATTTTTTCTGAATTGATTGCTTCAGTTGAAATAAAGTGTATTGTGTAACCAGATGCATGTTCTGTAACACGATGTTTTTCACTGATCTTATACACAGTACCTGTATACTCTACAGGATTACCGTCGTTACCTGCTGTATTAAAAACGAGTGTGATCTTTTCTTCACCATAAAGTGGAAGAACATCTTGCAAGTTGAATGAATCAATGATAGCAATTGATCCAGACATTGCTTGTTCAAACACAGACTCGTACAGATCAACTTGTACAAAAGCATTGACAAGATCAATCTGTTTTTCATCGTCAGTCTGATCTTTGTACTTCAATGTCATTTCAACAATTGCGTACTGACCGTTCGCTGTATATTTGCTCATTGAGAAATAAGCCTATTATGTTCTCGAATTAATTGACTAACTGCTTCAGGAGCTGGTACTTTGATTTTACGCTTCTTATCATTTTCATCTACTTCATATTCAAAATTAGTCACTGTAAGTTTATCGTATTCTGGCCAATCGGAATCTACGATTGCTCCTGATGCAATTGATTCATAATGATGTACACCGTTTCTATCATCGTAGATTCGAGCAATATATGTTTCTAATGAAGAGTAGTCCAAAGGCCAGTCTTCACTAATATCATAGACGTTATTAAAAAGCATAATGATCCAATATAGATCGCTATCATTATATATTCGGTCAGCCAAGACGATAGGGGATTCACCATCTTCAATTTCATGATCAATGTAAAGAGCTTCATTGCTTGTAACACTTTGTAAAAAGCCAGTACGACGAGTAATATCCATACTATCAAGAGTTCTACCAACAATTTCGTATCCCCTTACAACCGGAAATCTTTTAAAATACGGCATTCATTAGTATCCTTGTTCGTGACGTTCTTTTGTAAGTGCTTCAAGCTCTGTAAACTCAACAGTGATTTCAGTTGCAAAAGGAGAGCCATCTTCATGAGATGCATACTGACCTTCAGGGCTATAGTTGACTGTAAAGTTTGTAAGAGCACATGTTGAGATTTTGAAAAGCCAAGGATTCGGTCCCTGACGATTCAAAAACTGTATGTCAAACTCAGATGGAAATAACATATAGTTTGTTTGATTGCCGTACTTGAATTCCGGAGCTCGATTAAACTTAAATTCATCTACAATATTTTTGACTGCTCGCTGTTCTTTTTCATTCTGTGGAATCATTTTAAATGTAAAGGAGAACGTACGATTCTGAACACCGTTGAACATTACTTCAGTGTATGGATTTACTAAAGTAGATGATGCCGTCTTACGAAGTGTTTCAAAGTTGAGCGGTGAGATTGCTTGAACAGCGGATGCAGCAGTACGAATACCAGATTCTTTAAGAGTACGTTTAACAACATCCCATGCTTTTGATGCATCATCCCATGATTCAATTCCTGCTAATCCAGAACCAGCTTCTACTGCTGAACCAAGAACACCTAAATCCTCTTGACTCCAATCTGACTGATATGAAGTAGTAACATTAGGTGGCATGAACAAATCAATCTTAGTTGTTGTTCTTACATAATTACCTGAGAATCTTCTAGCCAAACTTCCACGAGCTGACGCACTACGATATGTAGAAGTTTGAGTATCTCCTGTTTCTGGATCAATTGCTTTTTTGTAATCACCATTAGCAATGTAACTGGAACCAGATGGAAGATTGATACTAAAACGAATGATGTTCGCTGTACCTTCACTATCAAGATTCTCAGGAAACTTAAGAAGATTTTGAGTTCTTTTACTTCCTGAAAGTGTCTGTTGTAATCTTTGTGCTTTAGTAATCATTTATATCACACTTTTATAGTTGTTCTGTCTACTTATTTATTAGAAGATATGTTTCTCTGTCATGATCATAAAGTTCCAACCTTTCTTTTCACAATACTTTCGAGCAGCTTCCCACTTTTTTATGTTAATATCAAAAGTCATTGCTTCTTGCAAAAATCTTGACTTCTTTTTGCCTTTTGATTTGGGTGGAACTGTCTGGGCTTCTGGTTTAACTTCAATTAATGTAACAACCTTTTCACCATTCTTGTCTTTTGTTACAATTAGAAAATCAATAAAATATCTATGGTATTTAGTATCCTTTGGAGAAATGTATGGAATAATGACACCTTCAGAATTCCAACCATAAACATATGAAGCAGTATCAAAATGATTCATACATTTCAGTTCCCAAGAAGAACGATATTCAATATTATTTACATCACCAATATATTTTTTAGTATTCTTAGGTTTAAATTTTCCTTGATAATATTTTCTAGCCATTTTAGAAATTCTTATATTAATTGAATAACATAATTTATTCTAATAATTTCCCGCCCGCGACAACCCCTATTGTATACTATCTAGATCTATCTGTTATCATAATTAAGAAAGAATGTTTTAACTTATTAAAATTTACTTTAAAAAGAAAAATTGATAAATTTGATTGGACTATTAATTATTAAAGGATATTAGATAATGAGTGATGTAGGTTATAGTACTTTTTCTGTATTTGTTAAAGTTAAAAATGTTGTAGTTCTTAATTCTCCATGGTGGAGATTTTGGAATCGTAGTAAAGATATCCATAGTCAATATCGTTGGAAAAGAGTTGTTCTTACTCTTCAGAATAACGATATGAATAAGTTTCTTTGCATTCAGAACAAAGTTTTATATTCATTCTTTAATGATAATCAAGAGTTTATGGAATCACTTAGTGTCAATGAAGAAAAAAAAGGTGTTCATCTATTTGGTGCTCAATTAGAAGAAGACACAGCACCAACCACTTATTTGTCAGCAACAGGAAAAAGTTAAAAATGAACAGTGATCGAATTTATCTAAATATGTGTAATGAACTTGCTAAATTTAGTAAGTGCCAATATACAAATGTTGCTTGTATGATGGTCAATGAAAATGGAAGAATCGTTGCATCAGGAGTCAATGGAACAACATCAGGGTCTGAAAACTGTTGTGACCTGAAATTTGATTCAAGAGACGAGCATGTTAAGTTTGCAGATGAAGAAGAAATTCATGCAGAGATGAATGCAATTCTTGATCTTGCTCGATCTGGTTATTCTCCAACTGAACTTTCTATCTATACAAACATTAGTCCGTGTCCTAATTGTTTAAAGCATCTGCTTGGATTGATAAATACAAAAGGTCACAAGCTGACTATCAATAAAATTATATTCTTAGAACAGTATCATCGAACTACTGATCTTGATATAATTAAAATGAAGAATCGTGCTATTAAGCATGGTGTTTATCTAAAGTCGATTAAAGAGGTAGTAGAAGAACGTGAGCTATAATCGCAGACAACAAGATTCCAAGCGATCTAATTTTGTTGCAAAGCATGATTTCAATCATGGCGGGTTTCATGGAAAACCAAAGAAGTCAATTCGAAGAAACGAGAAGGCTGATCTATCTAAGATTGATCTTTATGACACAGAGTATTGGGAAGAAGTTCAAAATGAACTAGGGCATGAAAGGTGAATTATGGGCAATGTAATTGTTAATATGGGTTTGTTACTTTTAGGATTAGCAATAATCTTAGTTCCTTTGGGAGCTGCATATTATTCAGATATAAATCAACAATTGTCGGATATTCTTTATTTTGCTACTGTTATGGGATATACAGTATTCATTCTGAATTCTATTGCGTACTTTGGTGGTTGTATAAAATGTCATAACAGTATTGCTAAAGCTGTAGTTGCTGAAATAAAAGCAAGTAAGAATTATGTAAGTTACATTTTTCCACTTCTTATTGTAGCAGTTGCTCTGTATATAGCGATTCAACATGGAATGTTTATTTTGCCTATTCTTATGATTCTTCCACTATTGATTAATAAAATATCTAGTACAATTCTTTATTTAAAATCAAGGAAAACTTAATGCCTATTTTAGTCAGATCAAACAAAACATTACCAGAACTTTTTGATCGAGTTCGAGAATGTAACACAAATGAAGAAAAGATCGACGTGCTTACTAAATATAAAAGTAGGCAGATGCGTTGGTTTGTGAATGCTACGTACAACTTTGATTTCAGTGATTTTAAAATTCCTGAGTACACTCCTAATCCAAAAAATCGTCCTCAAGAAATCTGCTATCTCAGTTTGAACAAAGCAGTTAATCGAATTGAGTGTGCGATCAATTTTCATAAGCTTGGAAATGACAAGCGTTATAACGATCTAATGACTATTGTTCTAGAGAATGTTTCTTACAGAGAAGCAAAGCTCATTGAAGACCTATTCACAAACAAAAAGATTGAGGGCATCTCCAAAACTGTATGGAAGAAGATGTATCCTGAGTTTTTTCGTAGCCAAGAAGAAATTCAAACAACTCAAATTGGGAATTAAGAACGCATATGCCCGTCTATTCATATAAGTGTCGCAAATGTGAAAATGAATTCAATGGTGTTTATCTAATAGATGATAGAAAGATTCCCGAGGAGAATCCATGCCCAGAATGTTCTGCTATGGAAGTCTATCAAAAGATCGGTACTCCTGTGATCGGATATAGCATTGCTCCAAACATGAGAACATCTGATAACTTTAACAGTAGGCTTAAAGAGATTAAAGCAAAATCTGGTTCAGGAAATACGGTAAGTGACTCTATTCGACATTAGGATAAAAGATAAAAGATGGATTGGAACAAACTCTGCAAAACCAATAATAAGAAAGATAATTACAAGTACATAGCAGAAAGATACAATTCAATTCTAAATAGATACTGGGAGCTATCTAAAAATGAACCTGAGTCTGTTAAGTCAATGTTTCTTGCTTCATGCGATAGAGATAGATCAATAAGAGTTATCTTTATGGAATACATTGCTCATATACGTCAAGATGAAGAAGATCAACATCATCCTATAATGTGTAACGAGATTCTTCGATTTATCTGTAGAGTTCGATGCGAGTTTGAACAAGCAGTGATAGAGTAAAGTCGGATTTGTATAAATACTTAGGAAGGTAGACCTCACGACTGCCTTCCTAACAAAATCCGACAAAGGACTCACCAATGTCAAAAAACAATAGTCTTAAGCGTGAAGCTAGGAAATTTCGTGATTGTGATTTTAAACCCTCCAATGTAATCGACTACGAACGTCAGAAGTACCGTCTTCAACCTTTAAATGAATCCCAACGTCAATATATTTCAGCACTAAGTCATGATGACTTTGTTGTTGGTGCCGGCGCAGCGGGTGTTGGTAAAACGTATATTGCATCTCGTATTGCAGGTCAGCTCTATCGCGATTCCAAAAATATTAAGAGAATCATAATGACACGACCTAATGTTGAAGTTGGACAGAAGATGGGCCATCTCCCAGGGGAAATCGAAGATAAGTATGCTCCATATATAGTACCTTTTGAAAAAGGGCTTAAGGACGAACTGGGAAATAAGTATTACTCTGACTTGCATAAAGGTATAACAGCAAAGCCACTTGCGTATATGCGCGGCGAAACTTTTGATGATGCTGTTATGCTACTCGATGAAGCACAGAATACGACAGTCACTGAAATGAAAATGTTCTTAACTCGCGTTGGAACTAATTCAAGAATTTTCATTAGCGGTGATGAAGGTCAGTCTGATATTAAAGGCACAAATGGTTTACAGTGGCTTCTTCATCAAGTTCGTTCTCAAGGTCTAAACTTTGAGGTAGTTCAATTTACAAAGGATGATTGTGTACGTTCCGAGCTTTGCTTAACTCTATTAACTATGATCGAAGGAGAGAATAAAGTTCCTGTTCACTAAATGCGTTTTTCGTTAATAAACAACAAAAGGGCTCTGAGCCCTTTTGTTGTTTGTATAAATAGAATCAAACTATAGGATAACTCAAAATGTCAAAAACACTATCAAAATTTCTAGCAGAAAAAGAGAGTTTCGTTGTTACTGATATTATCAGTGAAGCAATTTCTAGTTCTGATCTAGATAGAGCTCAGAAGCTTATCTCGTCTTATCTAGAAAAGAAATTAAAAACAAAGATGGTTCGTATGCCTGGTGTTGAGGAATATGTTAACAGTCAAGATATGGGCTTTGGTATTCGTTTCTTCTTTACCAAAAAAGCCGGTCAATTCGATAGTATCCGTTTTAACTGGAAAAGAGAAAAACTTGATAGCTCATCTGTAGCGAGCGTTGATTTCTTCGCAGCTGGTAAACATAAGCACCACGCATCATTCGAACCACGTACTTCAATGGCGAAGGTTCTACCATTTATTGCAGACTTTGTAGAGAAGCCAAAGAACGGTAACGTCGAGTTCATTGCTGAAAGCCAAGATGCTTTGATTACAGAAGCATCTGGTGACGATATCGTTGATAAGATTATTGATCTTGTTAAGAGCGAAGGTGAGATAAAACTTACTAAAGGTAAGCTTTACAGTCTCATGAAAAAGAATATGCGAGATGAGAAACCATCTATTGCTCCCAAGTTGTTTGATGCTCTAGAAGAAATTGATCGTGCAACCTTTATTACAAAAAAAGGCGCTCGTGAATATATGGTTCTTGATCCAGATAATCTGATGAAGAACAAAGAGAAGATTCTTGCAGAGCTGGTTACGAATGTCAAAGTTAGTAGCGGTTCAAGCAATGAAACTTATAAGGTTGATCCTTCAGTTGAGTCAATGGCTAACGAAGATATTCGTAAGCTGACTTTCGAGCAACAGCTTGAAGACATGACAACTGGTGTTAAGCTTGTTGCGAATAACGTTAGTAACGCTGTATTCATTGGTGGACGTGGTGGTGTTGGTAAGACTCACAACGTTGAAGAAGCACTTAATGATATGGGTCTATCAGACGGTGAAGGATACTTTAAGAACGCAGGTTCTATTTCAGCATCTGGTCTGTATCGTCTGCTGTATCGTCATCGTAAAGACATCATCTTGTTCGATGACTCAGATAATGTGTTCGGTGATCAAGAAGCTCGTAACGTACTGAAAGGTGCAACCGATACCAAACCAAAGCGTAAACTGTCATGGGCTAAGAAATCATCTGACATTGTACATCCTGATGATTTCACAGATGAAATGGAAGAATCAGGTCTCGTACCATCATTCTTTGATTTTGAAGGTAAGATCATCTTTATCTCTAACCTTCCAATTGATAAGCTTGACCCGGACCGTGCACTTCGTACACGCGGCTTCCTATTCATGATTGATCCTACCGATGAAGAAGTTTATGAGTTCATGAAGAAAATTGCCCCTAAGATGCCACTTAACGACAGTCTTAGTCTTTCAGACACTCAACGAGAAGAAGTTGTACAACTACTCCAAACAAGCGGTAAGGTTTCTCCTAACCTACGTAGTCTTGTTCGTGCTCTTAACGTACGTGCAGGCTGGCCAGGTGGTTCAGGTTGGGAATCATTCGTAATCAATTACGCATAAGGTAAAAAATTTAAGAAAACTGTTTACAACTGCTCAATTCTTTGGTATAATGGATACATCAAATGGCAAAAACCATAAACCGAAAGGAACTATATTATGAAACTTATGAGAGCTTGGGCAAATCGTCTGGATCAACTGAATGGTTTTGCAAACTATCTCGACGAAAAGGGATTCCTGAATAAAGGTGAGAGCAACGAGAAAGCTACAATCTTTCGCGCATACTATCGCTTTTACAACGACGGTGATTATCCACACGGATACAAATTTCAACCACGTCAAGTTGTTCAGGAATACCTCGAGAATCGTCTTGAGAAATTCATGAAGAAAATCATCAAGAAGAATATGACTCCTGCTATTCGTACAGGTGTTCGTCGAGCTAAACTGAAAGACACTATTGATACAATTACTACATACACAACGGTCGATAGCACAAGCCCTGGAATGATTGCAGCGTTTGCTAAGAAGCTTCCAATTTCAGCAAGAAATGCAATCTCTGATCCACTTGTTGCAATGAATGTTCGATTCCGTGATCTGACTGTTATAACTAATACAGCGTGTAATGCTCATGAATGGGAAAAGAGCTATCACAATCCTGCAAATAATGTAATGTTGTACAAGCGCAAAAAAATGAAGGAAGCAGGTATCT